TACGCACTTTGAACTTGTGTCCACCAAGCTCAAACGATTTGGTGCGGAGCGCGGAGATGTCGCCGAATGCAGCAGAGAGTTTCATTTCTTTCCTTGTCTTGTTGGGTCAATGATCTTGTCGAAGATGCGTTGATTAAGCTCCATTGCGTAATCAACTACATCCTCGGGACTCATTTTATCGGCGTGGCGAGCAGCAATCTCATGGGCCAAGGTGATGGCCGTCATGCGTTGCTGCTTGTGCCCAAACCAATCTTGTCTTTGAGCTGCTTGACCTTCTAGGAATGTCAGCAGATCGTTCGTGTTTTTTATTGTCGTCACTTGTCTTATTCTTCTGTTGGAGGCGGCGCTGCTTTTGCCGGATGCGCTTCTGCTAGGACAGACAACACCACATGCTCAACCGTGCCCGGTTTTGCCTTTGCAAGTGCCGCAGCGACTTCCGCAGGGTCAACCATTTGGGCACGGGCGAGAGCTTTGATGTCTGCCCGTGCATTAGCAATCTCATCGATGATTGCTTTGAGTGTCATTAGCTGTTGCTCCAGCCGTATTGATTGCCGCGAGGATGCACCGTAAAGATGCACTTGGCTTCAGCGTTAGGCTGGGCATCAATTTGGAAATTGCTGACGCGGCCATTAAACGCATACGCAACCGTGTTGGTGCCGTCGTAAGCAGCAACTGCAAAGGTGCGGTCAACCGTGCCGTTGTAAGCATCAGAACGAATTTGCAGCAGCGCGGTATCCGAAGGATTCCATGCAGCAGTGATCGTCATGCTGGTCGGGGCAGACTGCGTGGGAATCTTGTCCGACTGGCGCGAGCCAGCGACAGAGAAGTTCGCCATTGCATCGTCCATGCCGAAAGCAGGAACAGCCTCAACCGGCAATTGAATGCCAGCAGCACCAGTGCCGCCAGCAGCAGTGCCGACAATCGTTGCGACCTGAGCAGACCACACCGAAAGGTTGGCCGTGCTAAGGGGCGTGGGAGTTGCGGCAGACTGCATCCAAAGCGATGCACTAAAGCCGGGAAGAACTTTGTTTGGAAGTGCCACGTTAGCTCCTTATGCGTTGTTGGACCAGCCGTACTGGTTGCCACGGGGATGAACGGTAAAGATCGCCTTAGCTTCAGCATTCGGCTGGGCATCGATCTGGAAGTTCGATACGCGGCCATTGAATGCGTAGTAAACGATGTTGCTACCCTCGGTAGCAGCAATCACAAACGTGCGGTCCACGGTGCCGTTGTAGGCATCGGTACGCATTTGCGTGATGTTGGCATCGCTCGGATTCCAAGCAGCCGTGATGGTCATGCTGGTGGGTGCCGATTGAGTCGGAATCTTGTCGGACTGACGCGAGCCGGCCACCGAGAAGTTAGCCATTGCGTCATCCATGCCAAACGCAGGGACCGCTTCAATGTTAAGTTGATTGCCAGACACGGCAATCGGGGACACGCTCGCCACAAGCGAAAGTTGGGCAACGGTCAACGGGGTGGGAGTTGCGCCAGATTGGGCGTACATCGCCGCAGAAAAACCCGGCAAGACTTTATTCGGAAGTGCCATTTTTCAATCCTCTGAGTGGTTGAACAAGTCTTGTCTTACGTTGGAATGTATAAGGTGCAATCTAGAAAGATTTGCGCCATCTTTTCTGTGTTGTCGTAGGAGTTGTATAGCCAGAATACATCTGCCTTCGACACGTTAAATCCAGTCGGCCCACCAAATTGACCACTGTATCCATGCAGAGATTGTAGTATTTGGTTGGAAATTGTGAACCCGTCTTCGATCACTTGCGTGAAGATACTGATCTGGAAAACCGGCGTGTCAATGCCCTTGACCGACTGCACCGGACCCGTATAGACGGGCTGGTGAATGCTTCGCGCCATCCAAGTGATGAACTTGGGCTGCGTGGCGAAGTTGCGGTTGAAGGCGGCATAAACCGGCACCGGGTTGACGATCTGCTGCAACTGGTACTGAATGGCCTTGCCATACGCAACTGGGTTTTGCTGAGCTGCCATTAGACCGCCACCACCGGATCGTTGCGATAGCACATGAACGTCACTGTCATCCGGTCATTTGCTTCCCGGCAGTCAGTAATACGCCAGTCATGGCCGCGCCAGTTGAACGAATACAGGTCTTGCCGGTCAACAATTTGCTTGACGTTCGGCGTGTAGTTCAGCGTCATCTGCACCAAGTCTTGATACAGACGATACCGATCAGAAATCTTTAAGCTGTTGGCGACATCAGAAATACGCGCACGGGTGCCAAACCACTTCGTTATCGCCGTGGTTTGCTCACCAAAATCCGACTTAGCAAACGTAAGCGAATTGACGGTGATGTTCTCAAACCGTGCGATTGCCATCAGAGCACCAAAGGCTTGTACGGGCGAAGAAGCGCAGAGACACCGTAGGGAATCTCTCGCAGTGGCGTGTCAACCGTGTTGCTGCGGTTGTTATACAGATGCGTGAACAGCAACAAGCCGGCTTGCTTGATGACCGGGTAAGCACTCAAAGGGCTTGCCGCAACCGTGTACTCAGCCACGATTGGCGCGGTCATAAAGTAGTTCAGATCAGTCGGCAAATTAGCCAAGATGATCTTGTTGCCGCTGTTGTCATACATGTAATCCGAAGGCGACAACGGCACAAATTGAGGCGGGGTAGATGCATTCCAGTACCCCACCAAATTCACTTGCACACCGTTATTGCTGTTATAGCAATACGGGCCATTGACTGTACCAGGACTCACTTCTGGCAAATCCAATGACAGCGGCACACCCCACAAAGCGTTGCCGTTGTAGTACACGCGATAGCTCACAGGCATGATTGGAAGACCCAGATAGTCTTCAATCGCCTGCCGCGTTGCCAACTCAAGACTCGACAAATAAGTATCCTGAGACTCATCCTCAAACAAGTTAATTTGCTGAGTGATCTCATCCAGCGTAAGCCAAGGCGTCACGTTGTCACGATCAATCTGCTCAACCTTTGAATAGTTGAATGGATTGCGCGTGGGTGACAGGTATGGCCCACCGTCTGAGAGAGCAGGACTTGTGGACATTACTTATCCTCAGAGCTTGATACGCACACCAGCGAACGGGTCGCGCACGGAACTGACCACGCGCTTTTCTGCATACATGGTCACGAAACCGGGCAGCGTCTGTTCCATCATTTGAATGCTGAATTCGGTGTGGTCGCAGATCGTCAGGAAGCGCGGCCAGTTGGCAAGGTAGATCGGGTACGTTGCCGACAGGTAAGGATTCGGAATCACCGGCCAACCAAAGATGTGCGCCACCGCACCGCCGTCATCGTCACCCGTTTCGAGGAAGATGGGGAGGTTGTTGGTGTCCTTGAGTTCGCGCAGCAGTTCGATGGTCGCCGGAGCGATGTGCCATGCCGTGCCAGGAAGCGACCAGTATTGACCGGGCAGCTTGGAAGCCGCAGCGGTGATGTCGTTGTAGGCAATCGCGGTCGTCGCGGTTTGCGTGGCAATCGTGTGGATGCCGTTGGTGATCGCCGTGCCCGAGGTGCCGTAGGCAGAAGCCGCACCGTCAAGGTACATATTCAACCCACGAAGCCCGTCCGTAGCGCCCGTGGTGGTGGTGGTCGAACCGGCCTGGTCGGAGTTGATCGCCATCGACGCGCCTTCGAGTTGGGCAAACTCAAGCATCAGGTCTTCGACAAGCGTGGCGTCGAGGTTGTTTACATCGGAAAGGACAGCCGAGCGAATAGGCAGGCGCGCAGCAACGACGCGCACGGGAAGCTGCCAAATGGTCGTGTTGGTGTCGGGAGAGCCGGTGTTGTTCTGCACCGCATAGCCCCAAGGGTTGCCCGCTTGGTTGGTGGCGTTACCCGTCTTGGCAACGAACTGCATATCGGAACCTTCGCAGTCCCGAATGCGTGCGCCCTGACGGAAGGGGTTTGCGTAGCGCAGGGCAGCGAAGGCGTCGTCAAAGATGACGCGACCACCAATGCCTGAGCCGGAGCCGGTAAGCGCCGAGGCTTCAGAGATGTCCACCTTGACTTGGCGGTTTTCTTGGATGGCAGACTTGATGCCGTTCAACAGCAGTTCAGTTACCGTGCTATGTTGCTTGTCCATTGGCGTAGTCCTTTGCAAAGTGCGCCCGAAATCCCTTTCAAAGAGACTCAATGAATCCCTTTGAAAAGAGGGGAGCCGAAGCCCCCCACTTTATTAAGCGCCCGTAGCGGTCGAACGATAGCGAACCCCTGCGAAGGGATCGCGCACGCTAGTTGCCAAACGCTTCTCACCGAAGAAGGTGATGAAGCCAGGAGCCGTTTGGTCGTAGCGACGCATGACCATGTTCAGACGGTCGATGATGGTGTGGAACCGGCTGAAATCTGCGAAGTACAGGGGGTACTTGGCGACCGTGCCTGCGGAAGCACCGGCAGCGGTGGGGGTGTCAACATAGGTGTTGACCACCACATCGAAGCCGAGCAGCTTGCCCACGATACCGTCTTCAGCGGCGGGGTGCATACGCTCAAAGATCGGCGTGCCTTGGTTGTCCTTCAGGCCGCGAATTGCCGAGAGCATGACCGGGTTGATCATCCACTTGGCATTCGGCGTCCAGTAGGCTTGCGGCAGCGCATAAACCACATTGACGAGGTCTTGGAAAGTCACGTTGTTCGTGCTTGCAAAACCGTTCGTGGTCAATTGGTCATAGGTAGCGAGCGAGTGCAGGCCGGAGGTCGAGGAAGTGCCCGACGAACCGAATGCAGCGGTAGAGGTCGTGCCGCCCGTGTAGGTGGCATTTGCACCACCGTACTGATCCAAGCCGCGCAGACCATCAGCACCGCCCGTGGTGACCGAAGTGCCCGTGCCGGTCTGATCGTCGTTGATGATCATCGACAGAGCTTCAGCTTGCGCGAATTCGGCAAGCATATCGTCAACCACATTGGCTTCCAAACCATCGATGTCGTCCAAAGCCGCAGTGCGGATCGGGAACTGCACATTGATGTCCTTCAGCACAAGCTGCCAAATGGAGGTGTTTTCAGTCGTTGCTGCGCCGTTGTTTTGAATGGCGTAGCCCCACTGAGCACCCGCGTTGCCCGTCTTCACGCGGAACTGATAGGACGAACCATCAGTAGCCACAGTGCGAGACACGCCGCGCATCGGGTTGTACATACGCAGAGCCACGAACACGGGATCGTATGCGGTACGACCCCCCTTACCATCGCCGCCTGCGGTCAGTTGCGAAGCTTCTTTCATGTACGCGTAATACTGCGACTCATCGGCGAACATCTTGAGTTCCTTCTCGAAACTCTTGCCGCCGTTGGCGTAGTCACGCAGTTGCTCACGCACCGCACGGTTGACATCGGTGCGAACCGACTTGGCGAGAGGACGAATGATCTCGGGAGCGTTAACAGAAGCAATCTTTGCTTCCAGGGTCGCCAGCTTCTCATTGACTTCGGCCTTAACAGCCTCAGCAATTTCAACAGCCTTCGACTCAGCAACGCCTTCGGCTTTGCCCAGCATGGACGATTGGATTTCGTCCAGCTTCTCAAAAATCTTCTCAGACATGATTAACCCTTCAAACGGTTTTCAAGATGTTTAAGAATTTCCCACTGCTCAATGGCAGAGAGCAATTCCGCTTCGGTCGCTTCCGCATCAGAATCCCTCTGTTGCGTCGCAGTTT